ACGGTAAATAATTTAGGGGTTGGCAAGTGGTACATTTTTAATTGCCATTTGCTACATTTCTTACTTGCCAAAAACAGGCAGGGACAATTCTAGATAGGTCAGTTTGTAGAACCGGATCGTCACCGTATCCCCAGAGGAGAAAAACATCAATACTACTTTTACCTAGACTAGTGCCAACATAACTAACTGCAGCCTCAATCGAATCAAACTCTTCAAAACAACCGATCTGATCCCAGTCGATCCTTCCCCATCTTGTGAAAGGATAAGCTGATTGCAAGGCAGCATAAATTTCTTGCCCTTTCTCTTTAGAAAGCACAATCGTTCCTTCACCTAACGCAACCAGGCATTCTTGGAAGAGTACGCTGTATGTAGGTTGATTCTTTCGTGTGATCTGGTTCTTCAACTGCTCAATCCGCCATTTTCTGTCCACAAAACAGTCTCCTCATAAAATAAGACACTCATCAAATCTGAGTGTCTCGTTGTCATTTCTTATTCTCTTTCTCCGCCAAGTACCTCAAATACCTAACATGCTCTAATGCTTTCTGCTTATCTTCATCGCTCAGCTTGTCCAGCTCGTAGAAGAATAGGCTTTCAAATTCGGAAAGTGATGTGTCCTTCTTGTTGAAAGGGGAGTAATCATCGTTTCGGTCTGGATTGTCTGTCACACCAAGAAGCCAATCGAGTGAACAGTTGTAAACTTTGGCTATTCTCGAAAGGGTCTCTTTGTCCGGAGATCTATAGTTCCTTTCGTAATTAGATACAACCTGAGATGATATGCCAATTCTCTCAGCCGCTTGAGATTGCGTCCAACCACGCTGTTCCCGAAGATTTTTTAATTTCTCGCCGAGAGTCAAAGTAACCACCTCCATGAACTATAGTTTATCACGTATAAACGCACCGTTTAACAACATAAACAAAAAGTTTATAAAAAACGTTGACTAAACGAATTGTTTAGATTAAGATAAGGTCATCAGGTAAACGATTCGTTTATAAGAGAGGTGATTAAAGTTGATTCCAGTACACGAGCGAATCGAGCAGATAAGGGTCCAAAAAGGAGTACCAAAAGCCTTTTTGGCAAGGAGGCTGGGTATTACACCAATGGGCTACCATTATCTAGCGACAGGCCGTTCTCCTATTAGTACGGATAGGTTGCAAGTTATTGCTGAGGCTTTGGGTGTTGACCCTAGAGATTTTTTATGCCCTGAACTAAACAATTCGGTTAGTAAAGGTAAAGATGAATCACAAACCGCCTGAAAGGAGGTTAACCATGATCAAAACACCCAAAGGCATCGAAGTTCACCGAGAGTTCGAGCCTGACATGGAACGGATGGTCCACGCTTTGAAAGTCGTTTTGCAATCAAAGCCAGTTGAAGAGAAGGATACTTCTCCGAAAGACCAGCCCGTTACGAAAGAAGAAACCGCCTAATATAACGCTAACAAAAATATCACACAACTGCATGGAGCGCCGAAGAGCGGGAGCGAGCGACGATCTGAACAGGGAGCCGCGCCGGAATACATCAAACCGTGTTATCTGAGCAAGGTCACAAGTCAGGCAAGGAAAACGGTTAGGTCACTGCCAAGACTCGACGCTGCACGCAGTTGTGTGAGAGAAAGCGAGGTGAAAGCGGTGGATAATCTTGAGCATCTGGTTAAAAGGATTGGCTGGTACACCAAAAAGGTAAGCCAGCTCGGGTCCTGGCCCAAGCAGAAACGAGATCGATGGCGCCCGAGACTTCTTGCTTACAAAGAACGTTTACACGATCTAATCGAACAAGAAAAAATGCCCTCGGCTCCGAGGTTTGCCGAGGGAGAGCCTGAAAGATGAGCACAATCTCATTCTACAACTACAACAGCATAACGACAGTAAAGGAGGCACGAACGCATGAGCGCTAACCAATACGGCAAACAATTGGGCCAAGCGCTTATGGAAGCAGGTATGACGCAACTGAGTTTCAGCTTCGATGCCCATGTCAGTCCGGAATCCATCAGCGCCTACAAGAATGGGCGGGCAATTGCACCGCCTGATGTGAAATCAAGGTCGATCATTGCTACTGACAACCCATTTCTTGCGATCGCTGCAGCTTATGAGTCTACAGCTGGGACAAGCCCTGTGATTTTTGACGGGGATAATGTGGAGCTCAATCGACATACGGTCGTCAGGAAAACGGTTCAGGAAATGAAGGAGCTGCTTGTTGCCATAGAAAAAGTCGAGCCTTTGCTCATCAAGGCACCACGAAGCCTTACTACCGATGAACGGCTAAAGATTGAACACTTGGTGCAAGAAACGTTGGATGTAGTCACTTCAACAACGAATATGGCAGCTTTCATTACGAAAGAGACAAAGTTGGGGTGGATCTCCCAATGGACCAAACACAAGACGAAGTTGGTTAAAAATGGCCTGCTCAAGATGGTGAAGGAGGTAACCAGTCATGGATGACAGATACATGGTTTTTGATAAGAACCAGCTTAGCCTGATGTTGGTGGCTCTCGTAGAGAAGACAGCCCGTTTGTGGGTGGCAGGAGATAAGATTCAGGCTGAGAGGCACCGCATTACACTCAATACCTTGGCCGATATGTCTCGGGACAAAAGCGGATATTTGGATGAGGAACAGTTGCTTCAGGTGGCTGACGCCTTGGAAGAGGCCGTGATGCAACGTAGTGGGCTTAGGCAACAGGAAGTCTCTCACATGGAGTGGCTGGCTGGACGTCTTCGGGAAATTAAAGCGGCGCGAGAAAAAGTGTTTTGGGAAAAGTACTTTCCCGGGAGTGAGGAGGGAGTAGCGTGAACAGCAAACTGGCCACAGCATCGGAAATGCTTGAGGACCTAAAGAAAAATCCCGAGCTTCGGAAGAACCTCAGTAAACGAGCCATTTGGGGATTGATTGAACTAGCTGAACAGGAAAAGACGGCCTGCTCGCAACAGACCGCCTAATCAAAAGCAAACAAAAACTGAGATACCAGTAGTCTACCACGGTCTATTAAGGGAGGACAAGAGCATGAATGTGAATGAACGGTTGATATGTAAAGAGATCGTTTCTAATGAGCTGCTTGGCGGTCAATTTGATCGGATGGCGACATACAAAACGGACGGAACGCTTCGTATCGAACAGACGCCTGAGTTTAAACCGGGAACAGGCTGGATACCGGGTCAGACAGTTGTCCTCCAAAACTGGGAGGAGATTGTACGACTCCGTGACTTTTTGAACAGTTTAGAGCCTTTGTCGGTTGAACAAGACATGGAGAACATTCAGCGTGAATCCGCTATTGCATGAGTCGAAACCAGGGAGAGTTTCCCTGGTCTGCCGGGGATGACCGTCCGGCACTGATGAGACAGGTCTACATAGCGAGGCAAAGATCGTGGGTAACAAAGGGTTGCAACGGCTGGCAGATGTGGGTAGGGCTGCCGGCGGCCTCGTGACCAAACGGGAGGGGGGGAAGTGCTGAAGCAATGATTATGTGTAGAAAAGTAAAAGACCCAGCGCTGCAACGCTGAGTCTCCGTTCAAAAATGCACGATTGGGAATCTATATCTATCGTAGCTTACCGACCCTTAAAAATCAATTAGGAGGGATTTTCATGGCAATGTCTGCACTGATGACACTGGAATTGGACGAATTACAAGACATAACTTTTCAGCTCCCTGAAACAGATTTGAAACAACGCTATCGCATCACCGATTTGGAATCATTGAACTGGGCACTCAGAAAGCTGGCTGCCTTGGACACAAAACAGCTGGATGCCAGGGAGTTGGCAGCGAAAGAAAAGGCTCGTATCCAAGAATGGCTAGATCGAGAAACCCAGGCTATAGACGAAAGTCGCCAATTTTTCATGATGCTAATCGAGGAATACGCTCGGGAGCAGCGTTCCCGTGATCCAAAGTGGAAGGCATCGACTCCTTACGGCAAAGTAAGCTTCCGTAAGCAGCAGCCGAAATGGGAGTACGACGAAAAGAAAGCGCTCGAAACGATTGAATCAGCCGGACTGGATAAGTTCGTCCGGGTGAAGAAAGAGCTGGATAAGGTGGCTCTCAAAGGAACTGTAGAAGTCCTAAAGGATGGTCGTGTAGTCGATCCGGAAAGCGGGGCTGTCATCGAGGGTGTGAACGTTGTACCTCAACCGGAGGCTTTAAAAGTTGAGGTGTGCAGTGAATGAGTACTGCCGACAAACGCCTCCTTGTTAAGAAACTAGCCAAGGTCATGCAAGAGGTGAAGTACATACAGAAAAAGGGGTACAACAAGTTTCACCAGTACAAGTACGCAACGGAAGCAGATGTCGCCGAAAAGGTCCGTGAGATTTTAGCCGAACAGTATGTCATTCTGATTCCGAACATGACATCACATTCGATTCGTGAACACACCACAAACAAAGGAAATCGGGAATACATCGTGACTGTCAACATGGAATTTAAATTCATCGACGGAGAAACCGGTGAAGAGATTACATTCAACATGGTAGGGGAAGGGCAGGACCCTGGAGACAAAGCCACTTACAAAGCAATTACTGGTGCTCAGAAGTATGCCTTGATGAAAGTCTTTATGATACCAACCGGGGATGATCCAGAAGCTGATGAAACCGTTGATGAGCGGAATAACGTAGGAGCCCAGACAAAGACGGATGGGAAACAAAACGGTAAACAAAGTAAACTCCCGGTAATAAAAGCAAAGTGGCAACAGTTAGCAGGTTCACTTGATGGATTTGATGATTGGTACAACGGTCAAATCGCTAAAAAAGTAACAGAACAACAGATGGACGAGTTCCTGACCAAAAAACTGAAAGAAAAGGGCGTGGCGTAGTTGAACAAAGTCATTTTAATTGGTCACCTCGCTCGCGACCCAGAGATGAGATACACGCCCAGCGCCATCGCGGTTACCACCTTCACGCTCGCTGTTAACCGCCACAAGTCAAAAGACGGGATGGAACAGCAACCGGACTGGATCAACTGTGTTGTATGGCAGAAAACGGCTGAGAATTGTGCTAACTATCTTCGGAAGGGAAGCAAGGTACTGGTGGAGGGGCGGATTCAAACGCGATCTTTCGACGACAAAGAAGGGAAGAAGAGGTACGTTACTGAGGTTGTTGGAGATAACGTACAATTTCTGTCGCCAAAGAACCAAGGGGAGAAGCCAGATGAGCCGTTCCTACCAAGAGAGCCAATCAACATCAGTGATGATGATCTTCCGTTCTGATAGGAGGATGGATGATGAGCGAGGTTAGGAGTTTGGACCGCTTGAAACGGTTCTATGCCGAGATAAACACGTTGGATGATGAGATCCCTGCTCAGGTAACACGCAAGATCTACCTGTACAGTCTGGCTCTTTTAGAGATTGGTAGGTTCCATGCAGAAGCCGTAAACGAATATGGCCGAATTTATGCCGCACGCAAAGGTAAATGGGGCGAGATTGCGGCAACAACTGATGGTAGCGGTGTTGTTAAAGAGGCAACTGCTGATAGATTGACACAAGAACTACGGGAAAAGGAAGCCCAGGCAGAAGCGGAAATGCATCGGTGGAAGAACAGCTTTGAAGCCACTCAGGAGATAATCAATGCCCTAAAAGTCCATTTGAAGGTTCTGGTCAAGGAGTTGGATGTAGCATGATCGGACAAGTTTACACGCTTCGGGGGATGCGCTGGAAGGTCATTAAGCTGTTGCAATATGAGGGCCAAGAATGTGCCAAACTCCGATGCTTGGATAAGCGAAAAAGGGCATGGATTGTTCCTGTTGTGTTTCTTGAAATGGAGTTTGGGCGAAGAGTTTCGTAAGCGGAGGGAGAGTAGGGGATGGGCACAGCAGAATACGGCGCAACGGGATTTTATGTCCTTCCCCGAGCGCCTTTCCGGTCAAAAAGAGATAAGCTGCTATTCGCCGACTTGGTTGAACAGGCCAACTACAGGGATAACGGAGAGTGTAAACGAGGTCAGTTGATTACATCAACATTGAAACTGGCAGAAGAAACAGGTTGGTCAAGAGACATGATTCGTTATTCCCTAGACGCTCTGGCAAAGGATGATTTTATTCGAGTGGAAGCTGCGGGAAAGAATCGTAAACAGGGTTTGAAAATCACAATAGTTGACTATGACAAAATGCAAGATTTATCCAGCTACAAGCGGTCGGAGGGGCTAATTTTTCCCCAAGAGATTCCCCAAGACAATCCCCAAGAAGGCCGCAAGAATGAGGGTGGGGAAAACGCCGTTGTACCAACGGTTAGTGACGATTTTGCAAAAGGGGTTTCCACAACAATTCCCCATGAGAACCCCCAATGCATTCCCCACTCCTTAACATCATTTAAACAACAAGATAAACATATTAAAGATTCTTGTCCTAAACGCAAACGCGTTTACGACGAATCGACGGATGCCTATAAGCTGGCTAAATATCTGCGCGACCGTATCCTACGTTGGAAACCAAATGCAAAGGTTCCAAACGAGACACCAGCCGCCCTCGCTTCATGGGCTGATGAAATGCGGAAGATGCTTGAGTTGGATAAGCGTGACCGGCGGGACATTGCGTTGGTTATCCAGTGGGCGACCAACGACTCCTTTTGGCAACCAAATATCTTGTCTGCAGCGACGTTACGAAGGCAATTTGACAAGCTTGAAGGACAAATGCGGAGGAAGGTTGTCCCGATGCCACCACCTCGGTCCGAACCAAGCAGTCCCCCAGTTTCACCAAGAACTGATCAGAACTATGCCGGCTTTGAGAGACGCGCCGCGAATGATATGGCCTTTCAGGAAATGCTTTTTGGGAAAGGAGACTTAACATGATCGACCGGTTACAGAACATACCTGCAGAAAAAGCAACACTCGGCAGTATCATCATGGACCCGGTGATACTGGATGAAATTGAGCAGATATTATCTCCTGATGATTTTTTTCTCACCGGACACCAGGAGGTTTATCGATGCTTGCTTGCCCTGAGAGATCGCGGGGAAAAGATTGACCTTGTTACCTTGACGACGGAATTGAGCAACCGGAAGCAGCTTCAAGCGGTAGGGGGCGTTCCGTATCTGACGAAGTTGGGCAGAGTTGTTGCATCCGCTGCAGCAGCCGATCATCACGCTGAGTTGGTCAGGGAAGCATCGATTGCAAGACAAATTCTACGGTATGCAGATATGCTTCGCTCGAGAACTTTAAACGGTGACTACGATAGCGCCGAAGAACTTCTGACCCTAGCCGAAGAAAAGGTTTCGGAGATTAGACCCAACAAGCGAGGTGGATTGCAACCCATCAGAGACTTTATCCTTGACCACATCTCCGTAATCGAAAATACACGTATTGAAGGCGGCGGTATCCTCGGGAAGTCGTGGGGAATTGCCAAAGTAGACATGCTAACGAGCGGAGCATGCGGAGGTCAACTGATTATCATCGGTGCCCGTCCTTCAGTTGGGAAAACAGCGTTCGCTCTAAAGATGGCAAGGACGGCTGGGATTGAAGAGGGCAGCGATCCAGTCGCTATTTTCTCACTGGAAATGCGAAAAGGTGATCTTTTGAACCGTATGATTGCTGCTGAGGCAAAGATACCCCTGATGAAAATACGCCACAACAAAATGTCCGAAGGGGAGTGGCGCTTGTTTACACAGGCGAGTGACAAGCTTTATCGATCGAGCATCTCCATGGAAGATAAAGGGCGCCAGGCACTGACAGAGATTGTCGCGGAGTCAAGGGCTTTAAAACGAAAACATGGTCGTGTTGGAATGATCCTCATCGACTATCTCGGCCTCATTGGGAACAAAGGGCGCGGACGTCGCAATCGTAACGTGAACCGTGACCAGGAGATCGGAGAGTATACAGGTACGTTGAAGGAACTGGCTAAGGAGTTGGATTGCCCTGTCGTACTGTTGGCCCAATTGAATCGGGATGTGGAAAAGGGTGTTGTGAAGCGCCCAAATCTTTCAAGCCTTCGGGAGAGCGGGAATATTGAGCAGGACGCTGATGTGGTGGCCTTTCTACATAGGGATGACAGCGAAGAGTACGTGAATTTTGATACCGGCGAGCCTATCAGCAAAGTGGAGCTGATTATTGCTAAGAACCGGGATGGATCAGTGGGAACCGTGCCTCTTGCCTTTCGCAGGGTATTTCAGGACTTCGTGGATTGGGATCAAGCACCGGGGAGGCAAATGGCTTCCAGGATGAGTGAGGGGGCATAGTGAGTGTGGGGAATAGTGTGAATCAAAACCAGCATTCATTCCGACAGAAGATACCACGGATGACCATTCCCCTGCTTATGGAGAAGCGACGGCGGAACAAGACGACACGGAAAATGGAGAATATATGGGTCGTACCTTCCTGGAACCATCTTTACACCATCGTCAACAATCGGCCGACATTGGGTAAATGGGGTGAGATATACAAGAAACGTGTTGCCGAAGCTGCCCTTGAATGGGCAATGGATAATGACTGGGCTCCGGTAACAGACCGGAAAGTCGTCCTCCGTGTCTGGGTTTATTGGAACGATGCTAGGTCGAAGGACTGCCACAACACTGACAAAGCCTGGGCGGACGCTCTTGAGGGGATCATTTACGAGGATGATAGTCAGGCTTTGATTCAATACCAGGACTTTCAGATTGACCGCCAGATGCCCCGAATAGAAATTGAACCGATTGTTGGTGGTCCAATCATAGCGGACAAGCCAAAGCGTAAGAAGACAGAGCACAAAAATCAGATGGCGCTTGATATCAAAAAACAAGGGAGAGTGTGAAAGATGAGCAAGCATGCACAATTTATGGCTGAGGTAAAGAAAGTCAACACTGACGGAAAGAAAAAGGTTATCCAGCTTGAGGTTGTCGGAAAGATAGCGCCGGAAGCATTCCTCAACACCGTTGAAATGATCGGTAACGTGGTTGCTGTTAACCTCGGAGATTCTCAAATGGCGATTGATTTTGACGAGGATGACGAACGTGAAGGAATCACCTACACTACTGACGGAACGGGCGTCGTGACGAGTGTCAACGGCCAGGAAGAAATGGACAGCTACGCTACGGAAGATCAAAACGATGAGTTATCCGAGAGCGACAATTCAAGCTCTGATGTAAACGCCGACGATGCTGAGACAGAAGAGGAGGAAACTGAACGGGGTTCAGAAGAAGCTGACTCCCAGCTAGTCAGTGAGGGGGAAGCAGGACAGGCCGGTGAGCAGGAAGCGAGCGAGGATAACCAACAAGAAAACGCTCCGGCAGCCGGAAGTATCGACAAGGAAACGCTGGAATCCTTTATTCTGAGCGGACAAGCTCCAGTGTTCGAGGGTATTTCTTTTGATTTCCCTACTCTGTTGCGACGGAAAAAGGATGGGGAGACCTGGATTGAGTTGGCGAAAGGTCTCGGGGTATCTTCCGGTAAGCTCCAGACGGAGTGGAGGGAGTACAAAAAGCTGGTGACTGAACATCTGGCAAAACTCAACAGCGACGGGGAACAGGGAGCGGCGTAACTGCTCCCCTCCTATAAAAGGTGGGATCGTATGCCAGGGATAAAGCCGAAAGCAAACCATCCGTGGAGACAAGCTTTCCTGATCAGGCGAGATGTGAACGAGTATATCAAAAAAACGGGCATCAATCCTGCAATCAATAACTACAAGGTCGGCGGCGGGCGCCCAACCTGGAACGGGCGGAAATAAAGTCTACCCTGGATACCGTTTTCCGTGGCCACCAAACAACTCACGGACAGCGTTGTAATCGCGAACATGAAGGTCCGGGAAAACAATCGCAACCTCACCCGGATCCAGTTGCAGCCGATCGCAGGGCTGCTCAATCCAGAACGGTAATTCCATTATGATCAAGGCTTCTTTCAAATAGCTAACGTCTCCCCAAGGGACAGGAAAATAAAAAGATTTCTGCACTAGAATCACTCCTTGTCTACATAGTAGCGCGGGAGTGAGGTGGGTACAAACTCTCAATTATGTTAAGCAGGGGGTGGAGGCCATGGGATACCAAGAAAAAACGCTGGAACCAGCAGCAGAGTTTTTGAAAGCTTACACCGATCCCGCAGACGAAGGTTGCTGGTACATTGCTTACTCTGGCGGAAAAGATTCCACCGTAACGGTTGCAGAAGTCATGAGGATGGTCATGGTGCTGCCACCTGAGAAGAGGACGCGGCAAATACACATAGTTTCAGCTCAAACCAACCTAGACCTTACCACCGATCCTACAAAGCAGCGTGAATTTGAACGGATGCGGAAAACGATTCAGAAACACAACTTGCCGTTTGAAATCCATGAGGTTCAAGCGGACATGAAGAACAATCTCCTGTTTCTTATTCTCGGACTCGGATACCCACTCCCGACAAAAGGTAGGTTGTACTGCACGGACCGAATGAAGTTGGAACCGATGGAGAAGTTTGAAGAGGAATACAGACCAACATTGAAAATCCTGGGAGCCAGACGGTCCGAGTCAAAGGAGAGGGAAAAGAGCGTCGACAAGCATCTGGCCAGCAAATATTTCAGCGAAGAGGTCACAAAAAAAGGCCGAACGATTCGAACCTTCATGCCAATCGTGGAGTTTACGGTCGAGGATGTTTGGAGCTACCTTGCCGAGCGGAAAACGCCTTGGGGCGACGCAGAGGAGATTAGCCAACTCTACAAAGACGCAACGGGCGAATGCGGACTCTCGAAGCGAAGAGCCGGTAAGGGAGAAACAGCAGAAGCGTGTGGGGCAAGATTTGGCTGCGTCATCTGCCCGGTAGTAACCATCGACAAAAGCACGAAGGAAACAGCTAAGAAGAAGCCGTGGTTTGAGCCATATGTCGAGTTGCGGGATACGATCATTGCCATGTACAAGGACCCGCGCAACAGAGCAGGCCGGATGAGAAACGGCAAGGTCCTTTGCTATGGGGAAGGGACATTCACCGTAAAAGCCCGCATGCAACTGTTCGAGACAGTCCTGGAAGCGCAGCGAATGAACGAACGGATCGCAAGGATGTATGGCGCTGATCCGCAACCATTAATCACAGAAGAGTTGTCGGAAGCAATTCAGCAGCAGTGGATGGATGACTTGCAAGAGCGGCCATGGCTGGAAGATGCAGTGGAGCTCGGGCTGTTTTACGAAGAGCGCATGAAGTCGAAAAATGAAAAGTGGTTCCAGTTGACATGGAATCATCTGTATCAGGGAGCGATTTAACACAATGCTCAGTTTGATTATCAGGAGGGGAAAGGATGAGCATCTATTCTGAAGGAAAGGCATTTGGGTGGGATCGACCGCTCAGAGAAGAGGAGCGTAAGGATATCGAGACTCTTTTGCCGTATCACAATCCGCATGGCTCAGTACACAGGGCGTTAATGCGTTTACTGTGCGCCGAAAAGGCAGCAAACGAACAAAACGAAGCCCTGGTAAAAGCGATCGAGTCTTACATGCAGATCGAGAAGGACATGGAAGCTGACTGCGAACGTTTTTTGAATAAGATTAAGCAGTTGAGTGCTGAAAACGAACGCCTGAAAGCTGAGAACGTCCGGGTGGTAGCTGCTGCGGGAGCCGGATACGAGAAACTTGTCCATGCTTTACGGTGGTACGCTAGTGACGGAAGAGAGATCGGATTGAGTGATTGGGAACTTGCCCGCAACACGTTGAAAGAACTCGGGTTATGGCGGTCTTAACAAACTGTGTAGGGAAGAAAGGAGCATCGGCTATGTTTGAGTGGCAATTGGCGATCAAGGGAGAAGATACATGGGGACGCCGGACGGTTGTAGCTGAGACAGCTGGCAAAGCAAAATACGAGCATTTCCGGTACATGAGCGAGTTCTGGGACATTGAGTTTCGGGATTTTCTGAAGCATGTAAGCTGCCGCAAAGTCGGTCCTGCATCAGCAAAGAGTTTCTTTGGTGACAAGAAACAGTTTGAGCGGACCTGCCTTTATAGAAATATTCCCTTCGCCTATCAAGGGATGCGAATTGAAGTTGCTGGGAAGATGGGAACGATCGTAGGAAGCAACAGCAGCTGCAACTTGGATGTTGTGTTCGATGGTCGATGGTACGCGGAGAACTGCCATCCGTGGTGGGAAACACGGTATTTTGATGAAGCTGGCAACGTGATTAAGGACTATCGGGATAGGCAAGTCGGCTGATTTTATTTAATAGTTATTCAAGAAAGGGAGGAAAGAACAATGAATAGACAAGCAGTTTTGGATGTTCTGAACAGCCTGGAGGTTATCGAAATGGAAGGGGGAGACTCTCCTTACTGCCTGGTCGCCTACAACGATGAGAATCGCAGCAAACTAAACGCTGTTGGTGTTTCTGACGAAGTGATGCTGAAATACGGAGACGTCGAAACGTTCTGCATCTGGGCCCTGGCGTTCAGCGAAGGGTATGCTGACGAATGGAAGGACGGCAATTTGGTTCTGTGGGGATGACGAGCTTCGTACAAGGGTTGTTAACGGCGATGGCACGCCTGCTGATGCTGAGCGCCTACTGGAAGAGTTGGCACGATACAAATTCGTTCGCGAGCCGGTCCTTTGGTTTGCTGGGATGATGGAATCTAAACTGCAGGAGAACGACCACAAAGGCGGATGGGACAACTGCACTTTTCAATACTTATTCCAAAAGCTGGATGAAGAAGTAAAGGAACTAACGACATGCATTTCAGAAGAAAAAGCAATCCAGGAAGCAGCCGGCGTTGCCAATATCGCCATGATGATCGCTGATAGAGCGAGAAAAGCTTTATCACAACGGTAATTTTGGGAAGTAAAAAAGCTCCCCAGATCGGGGAGCTACGCCTGACCGACACCTGATTTTCTTGTAAGAAATGGCCGAAGACCAACCACAACAAGAATCAATCCGGACGAGGCCAGAAGCGCGGAGGAAGGAAGCGCAGGCGGGATCACACTTTGCCAAAAGCTGAAGAGTGGCAACACAACGGCGCTGAAAACGACAGCGAATAACAGGGAATTTGAAACCTGATGTCTTGTAGAAAACTCTCTGACGACCAGAAACAGCGCGGCGGCCAACAGGCAAAGTAAACTGGCTGCTGGAACGTTGCCTACCAGGGCGAGCAGAACAAGCAAAGAACCGAAGGATGCAAGCATAGAATCCTCTCCTCAAATTACACTTATTACCATTTTGGGGCCTGTTTGCTGGATTGTCAATGAGATGCCTGGGAGCCGATCTTGGGCACAGAACACACGATTTGTAAAACAAGGGGGAAAAAATCGTGAGTACCAAGAGTGCGCCGATGCTTTACCGAATATTGGCTCAAACCGAAACGATCAACATTGTAGCAAAAACTAGCCGTGCCGTAACGGAGCATGAAGCCATTGAAGAGGCAAAGAAGCATGTCCTTCATCCTGATACTGTAGCAGCAGGTGGTTATCGTCCGTTTGTGGTGATGCCTTTGGGTACAGAACACCAATGGAAATACGGCCATATCAATTATTGCCCGCGCTGCGGCACCTACATCGGGGATAAAATAGGCGATTCAGAGCACGAGGTGGCGAATGACGACGAAGAGTTTGAATGCCCAGACTGTTACGCCCACGTCTACGTGAACATCTTCTGCACGCCAGAAGAAGTGGAAGAAGACCACTAATTTTTCACAACATTACGTTTGTACCCAGGGAGGGGAACGGGATGGCAATTAACTACGATAAGTTGGCAGCAGATTTGAACCACGCAAATCAAGTTGCTTGCCAAGCAGTTCGAGATATTGATGACGGTGGCACAGCAAATCGAGATTCAGTTTTTTTGAGACTTCCACGAGCAAGAGAAAGATCGGTCTTAGCCGCGATCCACAAGGCTGGCCTATACTGCCGAAGAAAAAGTCAGTGGCTCGGACAAGGATACTTCATAACCCCAACATCTGGTGGACAAGGTGACAAGCGAGCAAAAGCTGTCGAGATAATGGCAAAGACTTTAAATGACCGTGGGTGGGATGCACTTACCTTTGAACAGATGGATTGAGGAGGGGAACGGGATGCAAACAGGACGCGAGGTTAAGTTCCAGGCATGGATAATACCAACTGGTGAAATGAAGGTAGTTACAAATCTATGCTTCGATGAAAAAGGCAATTTGTACGGCATTAAAACTCCAGACACACCAATAAACGATTGTGTGAGCATAGCGTCTGTAAAACTGCGGCAGTTCACCGGCCTGCGTGATCGGGATGGTCGGGAGATTTATGAGGGAGATATATGGCTGCCACAAGGATGTGAAACTCCCAGAGTCATTGTCTGGAACAGATACGGTTGGTGGTTCCAGTATCCAAATGGCGGTGTAACGAGACCGATGGAATGGACGGAAGACGGAGAAGTAATTGGCGACATTTACCGAAATCCAGAGCTGCTGTAAGCGACAGGATGACTTAACAAAATATTTCGGGAGTATAGAAAAGGTGGGCTGGTATGAACGGGACGAACCTTTGTGAAGTGTGCAATAAACAAGAGCATACAAGGCTCTGCGATTATGAAGTTAGATCAGGAATTGTTACGAGTGTAGATTTTCAGGAACTAACGGAAACGTGTGACAAAAAAATGTGTGACGAGTGCGCAACAAGTCTTTGGCCTAATTGTGATGTTTGTCCGGAGCATGCAGAACATGTAAAGAAAAAATTATTTCGGGAGTGAAACATATGGAACTTACCTTCCAGAAACTTGGCAGTGAGCTGGGGGCATTTATTGACGATCGGCAAGTAAGGTATGGCAACTCCTTCGCAAAGTGCGGAGAATTCCTCAAACTGCTTTATCCCGATGGCGTTCGACCAGAGCAATATACAGACATGCTGGCGATTGTGCGGATATTTGATAAACAAATGCGGCTGGCTACAGGAAAAAACGACGAGGGGTATGGGTTGCTTGGATGGATGAAGGACGAGCGGGGTTTGGAAGCAGAAACAGAGTACAGTGTTTATCAGGTTGAACTGGCCGTTATCAAGAAAATGCTCCTCCAATGTTTATATGGTGAAAAGATTGGTTCAACAAGTGACTTACAGATACCAACGACACCACAGGAAGCGGTGGACATCCGTACTTTAGTCCATCAGGTGACCAACAAATTTGAAAGGTACAAAAAAACAGATGAACAAATGAAAAAGAAGTAAAAAGTCAATAAAAAAGCCCCCATCCGGGAGCCCGTATATATGTTCGGCAAAAACATTATACCATGGCAAACCGCGAGGGGGTACGAAAGATGAGCGCACAAGAACAATTATCATTTCTGCAGCCTGTGAACGAAAGAGAGGTCCGCAAAGCGGTAATCAAGGAGTTGAAAAAGTACAAAGCCCTCCGAGTCGCTGTTCAAAATAAACAAGAGCAAGCGGAAGAGGGAATTGATCAACTTTTTCCACGGTTGCAGCATTCAGAGACAAAAAACGAATTGAAAGCAAGGCAGATCGAGCGGGCTTTACAGTATTCACTGGATGAAACAGAGAGAAAAATCATTGAAGAAAAGTACCTCAGTCCGGTCAGAGTAAATGACATCAACGTATACCTGGACTTAGGGCTGACAAAGGATCAGTATTACATTAAAAAGAGGGAAGCAATATTTCAAATCGCGACGGCACTCCGCATTATTTGAGTGCCGTTTCTTATTTTCCCGACAAAAACCCGACAAAAAGTAGGACAAAAATAGGGACAAAATCACGGACAAAATCATGGACGTTTTTTCCATACGGGATCGGTAACCTTGAATTAAGAGCAGGGAACCAGAGCTCTTGGGAGAAACCGTCTATCCCTTATCAATGGCGTACCCGAGCGACCTATGGATGTTGAGGAATGTTAGCCTACCGAGAGGAACATTCTGAGTCTGAACGCGCTAGTCTTGCGGCGGTCGTGGCGGGGGATGGAAGGCTAAAACCGTCTTCCGCTGTTGTTGAACCATACACCGGTTTAACAAGGCTTGGTCAACCTCTCGGGAGTCTTGAAAAACCGGATTCATAACTGATGAAAGACCACTTCAAGCATGAGTGGTTTTCTTATGTTGGAGGAAATGATCGTGCGCAGATATGAAAGAAGAATGTCTTCTCTGCCGATTATCAGGCTCCGGCCCGATCATCCATGTCACGGTTGTGTGTGGGCCAGTGTCCAGGGGAACAAACTGCATTGCTTGCGTCCTACCTGCGTGCGGGAGAAAGACAAGAAGTAGCAGCGCCTAGTCAGCAGGGATGATCCGGTGAAAGCCAACAAACGAAACGCGAGACAAGGCTCAGGCCACTCGCTCCCTGCTTAGTGGGCGGTGCCCCTAAATAAACTGGAAGGGTGACGAATCATGAACAACGCGTCTGTTGGCTTGAAAATTAACAATGGCCAGGGTGGGACTGCTGAATTGACAATTGCAAATGCTGACTCGCAGCATGTGATGTCGGTAATCAGTGGAGTATTTCAAGTTTTGGGCAGCCCTGTGGATGAAACCAAGGTAAGCAAAGTGCCTGAAGAAGAGAAGATACACGAAGTTGTAAGCGGCAGATCAGAGCAACCGACAGAGGCGTTGCACAGGCAAACAGAGAGCAGTATTAAGAGTGTCGATAAAGGGCCGATTCTTTCCCGCCCACGCCAACTTCCATACGTAAACGCTGATAGGACTTTGACGCAGAATCTTGGGGAGAAACTTCGGGCAGTTATTGGACAACCCCAGAACCAAGATGAGCAAGGCATCCGAGTGTATGATGGAATTCCACACTATCAAACAGCCTACGAATGTCCAGCATGTCAGCAAACTGGACGCCGTTTTATGAGAGAAAGCAACGATTACTGTAAGTGTCACAATTGCGATACGAAATTAAGACTGAGGTACGCCACAACGCAAGGGTTCCCCGAACGAGATGAAGAAGGCAACTATTTCCGGGCCGATGCTCTTTTTGAATAATGGTTCTTTCTTCGTCCTTGCTTGGGGGGTGGGTGAAATGTAGTGCGTCAGTTTGTTGATCGTGACACCGGCGAAGTTTTTTATGAGGAGCAGATACTTCGGCGGCCAGACGAGATCGTGAAGGTTTTCCGTCCCGCCGGCCGCAGCTCAAAATTCGTGAAGATCAAAGCCAGCCAGAAGGCAAAGCGACGGCTCAGAAAGCTGTCACTCGCTGAGGCTGGCTTTTTGTTGAAGATCGCGCCGTATGCCAGCGAGGGAACTAATCTCCTTGAGGGCGATAACGAGCGTGGCCACAAAGGTGTACCGCTTACGGTCAAGGACCTTGCTAAGGTGGCTGACTGTTCTTATCCGCAGGCAAGAAAGATCGTGAAGGCTTTCATCGCGGAACGAATTCTTCGGCGAGTGGAGGTCGACGGCAGGATAGCGCTGGCGATCAATCCACTATATTCACTCAACGGCAAGTCAGCAGAAACATCGCTCTTGCAACTCTTCAAATGGGAGATCACGGAGGCCGGGGAGGACCCGAATTCCGAATAGGGGGTCGCCAGAAGCCGACAGGGTTTGAAGCCTTGTCGCTCTAAGCACGACCATTGTTTTTGGCGGTGATACAAAACATATACTTTTCCGTCGGAATAGTAGTTGTTTCGTAGCACTCAAAAAAGTGTCTCCAGCCCGCCTGTATCAAGGCTTACAGCAATTTTGGGGCTGGCAATATTCTTTATTCTTATATCTATCGCCACGAAGGAGAGAAACCCAGCTTGGACTTACGAAAAATACCTGTTTCAATGATCAATCCAGCCCCGTACAATCCGAGGATTGACCTGCAGCCGGGGGACCCGGAATACGAAAAGCTAAAACGTTCCATCGAAGACTTTGGGTATGTGGAGCCGATCGTTTGGAACGAACGAACCGGGAACCTTGTAGGGGGTCATCAGCGGTTTAAAATCCTTGTCAACGAACGGGGAGCTACCGAGATTGAAGTTTCTGTCGTCAACCTGGACGAGACCAAGGAAAAGGCGCTCAATCTGGCCCTGAACAAAATCAGAGGTGATTGGGATGAGGAAAAGCTTGCCCAGGTATTGGAGGAACTACAGGGAGAGCTGGATATTGCACTGACCGGCTTTGACGTGGAGGAAGCAAGCAAATTGATTGAGCAATTTACTTTCAAGAGCGATGCTGATGCGGAGTTTACCAATAAGGAGCTGGATTTGGCCGACTTTGCAGAGGATAAATTCGAGTGTCAGTGCCCGCGGTGCGGTTTCGTCTTCAACCCTAAAGATCCGATTCCCCTTGAGGAAGGGCATGTAGAAGATGAAGCGTGAATGGGATTGGAGCTTGGCAGATTTAGCGCACGTTCCAAAGAACGGGCGAAAAGTGTTTTCATGCTTTTCATGCGGTGGAGGATCGACGATGGGGTACAAACTAGCGGGATATGACGTGCTGGGAAACGTAGAAATCGACCCGCAAATGATGGCTCTTTACAAGCGGAATCAAAATCCCCGTTTCTCATTTCAGATGCCCATTCAGGAATTCAAGGAGATTCCTGATGATGAGCTGCCGGCGGAACTATTTGATCTGGATATTCTTGATGGCTCCCCGCCCTGTAGCGTTTTCTCGATAGCGGGCAAACGCGAGAACAAATGGGGAAAAGAACATCATTTCAGGGAAGGGCAGGCAAAGCAAAAGCTGGATGATTTGTTCTTTGATTTTCTGGATGTCGTTGAAAAGCTGCGCCCGCGGGTAGTGGTAGCGGAAAACGTCAGGGGAATGGTCATTGGGCTGGCAAAAGGATATGTCGCACTGGTAAAGCGGAGATTTGAGCAGCTGGGCTATCGCGTTCAGCTTTTTCTGTTGAACTCAGCGACGATGGGCGTCCCCCAGAAGCGAGAACGCATTTTTTTCATTGCTCATCGAAAGGATCTCCAGCTGCCAAAGCTTGTTCTACAATTTCATGAACGGCCCGTGCTGTATAAAGAGGTTCGATCCGGAAGAGGGCGACCGCTTGATCCAAACACCTTGACATACAAAAGGTGGTTAAAACGAAGACCTCGGGACGATAGTTTTGGGGATATCACAGAACGAATCAACGGTAAGGTCAGCAATTTCAACTCTATTTTGGTAAAGGATGACCGCGTGCCAAACACGATTGCGAGTAACTCTTGCTTTATCAGATATGATGAGCCCTATTACATCAGCGACATGGACATCATTCGTATTCAGACGTTCCCGCGTGACTACGACTTTATGGGTGCGGATGTTCAATATGTTTGCGGTATGTCTGTCCCACCGTTGATGATGAAAGGAATTGCGTCTGCAATCTATGATCAGTGGCTTTCCATAGCATAAAAGAAAAGGGAGGACGCTCCAACGCCCTCCCCAGCACACCGGGATACCCCCGGCTGAGATAGCGAAACCCTGCGGCCGCAGATTCCTCTACTCGCTATCTCGTTTTCCATTTTACAGGAAAGCTGAGGGTGTCTCAATGAAAAATACAAACGAGTGTTCTCATTCTATTTCTGATGACCTACTGCTACAGCATGAGGTCGAAGTCGTCCAAGGCATCTTGGAGTCCAAGGAGCAGTATAGGAAAGTCGTGAAAGCCGCAATCGGTAAGTGGATCAAAGACTTCCAATCCGGTCACATCGAGATTAAGACAGTGGATGATTTGAAGAAGCTGATCGAGCTGGATATTGAGCTGCAAAAAGACGAACTGTAAATCTTTAAGTTTGTAAGCACCCTTGGTGGTGTTTTTTCATTTTTCAAAAACAACCCCATGAAGTGGTAGGTGGTGGTCATGTAGATGGCAAGAAATCCGGAAAAGAAGAGGTGCAAGGCGCGAAGCAAGCAACGAGGCGAGCAATGCAAGAATTGGGCAAAGCCAGGATGGGATGTATGCCGTTTCCACGGAGCTGGCGGCGGCGCTCCCCAACGTAATACCAACGCAGTCAAGACGGGCGAATTCCAGTCTATCTGGATGGACGCCCTGACTCCAGAACAAGCCGAGGTACTTGAGAGGATCAGTCTTGATCCGGTACAGCAAGCGGAAGAAGAAATCCGCTTGTTTTCGTGGCGTGAGCGTGAAATGATGCTCCGCATTCGTAATTTGAAAGAAGGGTTAACGGAAAAGCAGCGCCGGGTCCTTCAAGAGCGGGTTACCGTTAAAGAACCTGTTCAGGTTCATGACGAAAAATCAGGTGTTACAAAGACCATTGTTCTTTCGCGAAACGAGCTGGCCACTACGGAAATCGAAGAAACCGAGTTTCGGGTAATCGAGGATATTCTTCGTATCGAAGAGGCGCTAACCCGTGTCCAGGACAAGAAGGCAAAATGGGTTGAACTGAAACACCGTATGGAATCAATTGACGAGGAAAAACAGATACGCATTGAAATGATGCGTATAGAGTTACAGAAACTCCAAGGTGGAGCTGGGGCAACACAAAGTTGGACGGACGCTTTGAAAGAAATTGCGGAGCGGAGACGTAAGGTGAGAGAGAATGAGTAAGCCGTACAATGTTGTCCTAGACCTGATCGATCTTTACTGGGACGATCCGGTAGCGTTTGTGCGGGACATGCTCAAGGCTGAACCTGATACATGGCAGGCAGAAGTATTGCGTGATATCGCACAAAACCGGTTGGTGAGTGTAAGGTCAGGACAGGGTGTTGGTAAAACATCACTTGAGGCATGGGCTGCTATCTGGTTCCTCTGCTGCCGGCCTAACCCCAAGGTAATCTGTACGGCACCGACCCGGCAACAGCTTCATGATGTGCTTTGGGCAGAGATCGCCAAATGGCTTGAGAGCTCCATGGTGAAAAATCTGCTGAAATGGACCAAGACGAAGATTTATATGATTGGTCATGAGGAGCGTTGGTTTGCCACGGCTCGAACAGCAACGAAGCCTGAAAATATGCAAGGCTTCCATGAGGATTATATGCTATTTATCGTGGACGAGGCTTCTGGGGTTGCTGATCCGATTATGGAGGCTATACTTGGTACTCTTTCAGGTGATGAAAATAAGCTTTTGATGTGTGGGAACCCGACCAAGACGTCGGGTGTTTTTTATGACTCGCACAACCGGGACCGGAGCCGTTTCCGTACGCATAAGGTCGACAGTCGGAATAGTAAGCGGACGAGCAAGGAAAACATTCAAATGCTCATCGACAAGTACGGTGCTGAGTCTGATGTCGTACGTGTCCGGGTTTACGGTGAATTTCCGAAGGCGGAAGCTGACGCCTTCATTGCACTTGAACTGGCTGAACTGGCTGCCAATGCTACAGTGGAGCCGATAGGAGATACGCTGCACCTTGGCGTGGACGTGGCTCGCTTTGGTGACGACGAGACGGTCATCGCACCGCGTATTGGTATGAAGGTGTTTCCCCTTCGCTGCTATAACAAGCAAGACACGATGGTTACGGCAGGCTGGTGCGTAAAAACAGCAAAGGATTTTCTCAGGGAACGTCCTTCGCTTCGACAGGTCCGAATTAAAGTTGACGATACCGGAGTAGGGGGCGGTGTTGTCGATCGGCTGAACGAAATCATTCAAGAAGAAGGTCTGACGAACTGGGAGGTTATCCCGGTTAACAACGGTGCAAAGCCATCCAGGGATGAAGAGGAGCATTACGATAACCTCGGTACAGAATGCTGGGCAATGGTTCGGAATCTTCTTCAAGAAAACTTCTCCGGCCATTTGCAAGGAGGGCCAAACGGGGTGGAGCTGCCAAATGACGAAAGGCTGATTACGCAGCTTACGCAGCGGAAGTACCGAATGACAAGCCGGGGGAAGATCGCTCTTGAGCGGAAAGAGGACATGAAGAAGCGCGGGTTGGATTCGCCTGACCGCGCTGATGCAGTTGTTTTGGCCTTTGCTGAAATCAGGAAGGTTGTACCCATCATAAACACTGAACGCCGAAGTGTTACGGAGCGTGTCAGTATTGGGGAAAGGAGGTAGGACATGGCAAACGAGATAACCGTAAGGATTTTCAAAGAATCGAATACTGTTGCTGGTGAAACAAAGCAGATACCCGATAGCTTCCATGGTGACTATGACGGTCTTGTGGAACCGGATTATTCCCCGGACCAGTTGAAAGCTGTCGTCAGCCAAAGCAATATCCTACCACAGTGTATCGAAGCTTATGCCACGAACGCTGCAGATTTTGGCTTACAGATCGAGTACGACGAGCGAGTTGATGTAAACGACAAGAATCAGAAGAAACTGGCCGATGAGGATTGGGCGCGGCTCGAGGAGTTTCTATATGTGATGAATCCGTTGACAACGCCACAGGAGATCATCAAGCACGTTGTCCGTGAACTTGAACAGACAGGCAGTGCATATTTGGAGGTGGCATGGGCAGAAACCGCGGATACCCCGACCATCTATGCCGCCGACAGTGAGTATATTCGAGCAGCAAAAGAGACTACTGACAAAAACGTGCGATTACCCTATCTGACTAAGACAGGTGAAGTCAAGTTTATCGAAATGCCTGTGCGGACGAGGAAATATGTGCAAAAACGATCAATGAACAAAGTTTTTTTCGATCAGTTTCTGCCGATGGCTCAGCCGGGAAGCTCTCAAATCCTTCATATCAAGCTAAATGACGCTACAAGTATTTACAGCGAGCCTCGGTGGATCGGGAATATCCCTGGAATCCTCGGAACCCGTATGGCTGAGGAGTTGAACCTGAAATATTTCAAAAAGGGTAAGAAAATCCCGGTGGCTGTTGTAGCGGAGGGAGGCACGGCCACCAAGGAGTCGGTCGAGCAGATCAAGGCAGCATCTAATCCAGATAACGATGGAGCGTGGATGTTGCTGGAGTTTATCGGCACTGAAGTCATGATGGGGGACGACATGAAGGTAACAAAGCCGACAGTCCGATTTGAGAAGTTGCAGGATGTTCTGCAACAGGATGGCCTCTTTCAAGGGTATGACGACAAGCAGCGCGAAAAGGCCCTTTCCCAATTTCGCTTGCCTCCAATATACGTGGGGTTAAGCCAGGATTATACAAGGGCTACTGCAGACACAGCCCGACGGATCACAGAAGAACAAGTTTTCGTCCCTTACCGACATTGGCTGGCGGACAAAATCTTCAACAAGGCTTTGCTGCCGGCAATCGGCATTCATAGGGTGAAAGTGAAATTACGTGGTCCAGAAATCACTGACCCGGAAGAACGTACAGCGCTTTTAAACTACCTTGCTGACCGAGGTGTACTGCTTGTACGCGACCTAATACCGATCGCGGAAAGCATATTGGGTATCACAATTGAGGAATCACGGTACGAAGCGGGTTATCTGGATACACCTGTTGCCAAGTTGCTGGAATCGATGTCATCCAATGAAATTCTCGGCACAAATATTGACCCGCAGGAACAAGTGGCATCGATCGCCAAGAGACTTCTTCGTGAAACGAGGGACAAGCAACATGTGTGATCAATGCTTGCATCTTATCGCGAAGGCTGACGATGATGAGTTTTTGGATAGCCTCGACTTGAGCTACACTGAGCGGGCACTGCTGGAGAAATTGTACAAGGATGGCGAAGAGTCCATTGCTGATTTGTTGGAGATGCAAGGCAAAGCACTGGACGAAGCTATTCAGGAGTTAAGCGACGAACTGGCTGTAGACGAAAAAGAGTTGTGGAAGGTTATTCTACAGGTTCAGGCTGGTGAGTTTTTTCAGTTGAAGTTTGAGGAAGCCGTTTACAACGCTTTTATGCCGTTGTTTCATCTTGCAGGGGAATCGGAAGCGGTCGGGATTAATGCAGATGCTAGATGGGAGAAGGAAAACAAAGCGGCGGCCAAATTTGCAAAAAAGCTGAAAAAGCTGGTTCCGGCCATGAATCAGACATCAGCAGATCACATGCTCCGTTCTTTTAAGCGTGCCATCGAGACAGGAAAGACTCCTGCTGAGCGGGCTGTCCTGGTCAAAGAGGTAAGCAAGCAGGCAGCAAACGGTGAAGAGGGTCCTTTCACAATGAACAGAGCCGTGGCAATCTCCCGAACGCTGTCTACCGCAGCTGCTAATGGTGGCAAGCTGGAGGGCTGGAAGCAGTCTGGTTTGGTGAAAAAGAAGCGATGGCGGTCCGCGAACAATAAGCGGACTAGAAAAGATCATCGAGAGGCTAACGGCCAGACAGTAGATATTGATAAGCCTTTTAAAGTGGGAGGTGAAAAGCTGATGTATCCAGGGGACCCGGCGGGAAGCGCGAAGCAAATCGTAAAATGCCGTTGCACGATGCAGGCTGTTTTTTGATTGAAGGGAGGTGAAAGAAACATGCCATACGCTTTGAAAGATGCAAGGATCACACACATTTCCTTGGTGGATAAGGGAGCCAATGGAAAACCCTTCGCTATCATCAAGGAAGAAGGCAAAGAGTCGCTTCAGAAGGATATCCGCATTGCAAAGACTGACAAAGCGAAGCAGATTGTATATGGGGTTGTTTATGAGCCCGATGTTGAGGATGCCCACGGTGACACCATGACAGCCGAAGAGATCGAAAAGGCTGCTCACGGCTTTATGGAGCGGCAAAACACATACAACATCGACAAGCAGCACGACCTTGATGCTAACAAGGGTTATGTCGTGGAGTCCTATATTGCCCCGGTTGACATGGAACTTGGCGATCAGGAGATCAAAAAAGGTTCCTGGGTGGCCGGCGTGAAGGTAACGGATGCTGATACCTGGGCACAAATTGAAAAAGGCGAGATTACCGGTTTCTCAATGTGGGGAGTTGGTAAGCGCGAAAAGATCGAGGAAGCCTCTTTGGATACCGGTGATGAAACGGTAGAGAAGGGGCTTTTGCATTCGATCGCCAAGGCGATCTCCCGGATTATCAAGGGCGATGTTCATGACAAGCCAGAAAGGAAGATCATCAAAGCTGGCCGTAAGATTTCCGCAGCTCGTATGGAAAAGTTGAAAGAAGCCCATACCACCCTGACCGATCTTCTGGCAGAGGTGGAAGACAAGGAGGATGAAGACGTGAAAACAGAGGATATTCAGAAAGCGTTGACAGCGGCTTTAAACCCTATTACAAAACAACTTCAAGACCTGCAAACGGAGGTTGCTCAGTTGAAGAAGGATGAAGGTGGGGAGGCAGCGGCCAATCCTGCAACTTCAGCAAATCCTGAAGCCGATACCGTCGCTGAAGCGATCAAAAAAGCACTGGAGCCAATCAGTAAGCAGGTCAAGACGCTTGCGGCAGATGTCCAAGTGATGAAGAGCGCACGCGCTGGAAGTCAGCAAGATAATAGCTCTGATCCGATTCAAAAGAATCTTGGCCTGTTCGCAGGCAAACTGTAAGGAGGGAAGTCTGAATGGCTACAAACCAAGAGTTGATTGCAAAAAACACTATCGTAACTACACTGGATAACAACGCCCTTACGTATGAAGAAGTCAATGCCTTCATGGACATGGCGTATGATTCCACAGATTTCTTGCGTGGTATCCGTCACGAAACCCGTACCTCTTCCCAGGGAACGATCGATAAGATCGGAGTAACTGGACGTAACCTTCGAGGAAAAGTAGAAAATGTGGCGGCTTCTAACATCAAGGCCCCAACATTCCCGCAGGTGCCGTATTCTGTTACCCCGGTGGTTCTTCCCTTTGAAATTACTGAGGAATTCATTCGTCAAACCCAGCGTGTAAGGAAACAAAGCGCAGAGCAAATCATCTTGAAGCACATGACACTGAATTATGGTGACAACATGCAGGACATCGGCTTCAACGGTGATACCGCGACACCGAACACCGATCCGGATTACGACTTCTTGAAGATCAATGATGGATGGTTGAAGATTGCTAAAACAAAAGGAAACTACATTGACTGGGAGAAAATCTCTGAGGCTGAGAAGCTAGGTATCTTTTTCGAGTTGGAGCGTGCTATCCCTACCCGTCTAAGATCAGCGGGAGTATTCAAGTATTTCATGCATCCGAATACGTTCTCTGAACGTCTTCAACGATTAGCAGAAAAAGATACAAGCGCCTCCATACAATTGCAAATTACTGGTGGCGTTAAGAAAATCAACTCTTATGATGTGGAAGAGGTTCCGCACATCCCAGAAGGTAAGGTCATCTTTACTTATCATAAGAACTTTGTCATGGTCCACACCTATGACCAACAAATCCGTAAAACAACTGAAGGTAAAGAAGCTATCTACGCTGACAAACGCTTCTATGCGATCCACTCTGACTTTGACCCGATCTTTGAGGAACCGGCAGCGGTAGCCTACGTTGAAGGGGTGACTTTCTAATGCTGGTCAAGTTCACAGGGACGAATCACTCCCTGAAAGCTTACGGATACCGGTTTGAAAAGGATAAGCCCGTAGAAGTGGACGACAGTAAAGTGTTGGCTAAGCTTAAAGAGCGGAGCGATTTTGAAGTACTGGAGACGGAAAAGCCGGCTTCCCGTAAGAAAGGCGAGGGCGTAACTAGCGCCAAAGTAGAAGAGGGTGGAGCCAATGCTGACACCGGAGAAGGTAAAGCAACAGAGTAGCACGAGGGCCGTTCAGGACATGTCAGCTGAGCGGCTTTCTTATCTGATCGACGAGGCCAAAATCCGTATCGAGTTGTTTACCAACCGAACGTTTGTAGACGACGACAGTCGCCTTGAGGTGGCCCATTTCCGTATGGTCGAAGCCATGGCCCTGACGGACAATGATGAGGTGCTTGGAGCGGAAGCCCGGGGGATTATATCAGAATCCGATCAGGGCTACTCCTGGTCGATTGATCGAGCAACGATAACTACCGGTAGCCCACTGGTTGATTCCATGTTGAGGCAGTGGTTGGCATGCAAAACAGATAGCACTGACAGCGGCAACATCAAGGTGATGTTACTGTGAATCATCGAATGAACGATCAAATCGTTCTGAAGCGAACCGAAACCGAGCTTGGGGATCGTAACAGGGTTCAGACAAGCGAGTTACCCCCACAGATTCTTTGGGGCTGTATACGGGCGGTAGAGTCATCTTGGCAACGTCCGGTAAACGCTGATCCTGTGGAATGGGAATTTAAGGCGTCACTTGGTTTCCTTTTGAACGAGGACGTCAGGAAGGATGATGTCTTAGGATTGCCCGGACGGGGTGACTTTGTGGTGGTTGACGTGGTTCCTGGCCGTCGCTTTCTTGCTGTAGTGGCCCTACAGGAAAAGCGAGGTGCCGAATAGTGGACTTCCGAGAATTTCAGAAGCGGATGGAGCGGCTACAGCGTAACGTCCCGGAGGCCCTAGAGAGGATCATGTACCAGCTCGGCGAGGAGCTGCTGACCCATATTACCAACGAGTTGGATAGCCAAGACCTGATCGACACCGGGGCACTCTGGAACTCCTTTTCCCAGGGAGACCAAAACAACATCTGGCTGTTTGATGCAGACCGGAACACACTAACCCTTGAAGTCGGTTCCAATCTCCCCTATGCGGAATACCTGAATGACGGGTACACCATCGAAAAGCCTTTCTTTGTGCCCGGTTACTGGAATGGGGTCGGGAAATTCATCTATGACCCAGATGCAAAAGGTGGATTTATGGTTCGGCCTCGTTCATTTATCGGTCGCAAATACTTCGACATCGCTCTGCAAGACTTCCAAGGCGGCATGCAGGCACTACTGCAAAAGCTGCTGCAAGATGAGCTTGAAAGGATGGTGAAGTGATGGAGAACCGCGAATTGTCTTGCATAATCGACCTGATCAATGAGGCGTATCCTGATCTGGCCATCCTGGACAGCTTGGATGTGTGGCTTTCAGGCAGATTCCAGCCGCCGATAGCTTTCATCCAGACTCAGGAAGTAACGGAACGAGGCAACACTCTGACGTCGTACAAAATTATCTCCGACGCTGGGATCGTGTTGCACCATCGAAAGAAGAAGATCGGTGGACAAGAAGTATACGAGCCGATTTCGATAGAGCCCTTGCGGCAACTTCTTCGCAGGGAACGGTACAGCTACCGTGGCAAAACGGACGGCCTGTTTATTAACATTGACAATACAACTTTCCGGGTCCGGTCCGATAAGAAAGATCGAACGGAGATAACCTTCCGTTTCGAGTACACTATGGCCATCCCGCGGCCGCAGGTGGAGAAAATCAACACATTTGAAATTGAGGAGGAATGGTCCTAGTGGCTGTCCGAAAAGAGCAGAAGTCGGATGCTCCTGAGACAAGGCGAACAAAACAGGAGTGGATAGAGAGCGCAGCCAGTTTAAAAGCCGAAAGGTTTGAAATGGCCGGCGCTCTTTTTGATGTGAAAGAAAATGACCTGGTGGCCGAAGGCGATGTAAAGCGTCGGCTTGTCAGGTATAAAGGCGGTGAGTAAACATGGCAATTCAACGTGAAAGACCAGGCGTTACTGTGGAAATGATCGCCGTTGCCCAGGAACGGGTGCTGCCTAAAAGCGGTGTTGTCCTAGTACCCTATCAAGCAGAATGGGGGGCGCCAGACACCATGGTCAGGATGACGGGGTACGATGAACGTGTAGCAGAAACATTTGCTGAGAACGATGTAATCGAACTGGCGGCGGAAGGAGGAGCGACGATTATTGGCTATCGCGTAACCAACGGAGCCGCTGTCGCTGCATCTTACGAGCAGCCGGACGCAATCCGTATCGAAGCACGTTACCCGGGGCTTCGCGGTAATGACCTAAAGGTTTCCATCAGTGCGTCGACAGCAGAGCCGGGAAAGCAAGAATTGCAAGTTGTGGGCCCAAATTCTACGGAGAAATTCTCCTTCGCCGATGCTGCGGAACTGGTGATGAAGACGAAGCAATCAATCTACGTTCGTGTGAAAAAACTTGGTGATACGGACATTGCGGATGTTTCGTTGACGTCCCTTAGCGGCGGGGTAACCGGCACGGCTCCTCTGACGTCAGCAGAGGCCACAAAAATGTTTACGGCTGTGTCTGGTGCAGACTTCGATACGATGTACCTGCCATTTGCTGATCCAGCGGTTCAGGCG